TATCAGCCTGAAATTCGTCATCGTCAGGGATATCTACAGGCAACGACTCATCAGTAAGCCAGTAACTCATTTCGCCCCATATCTCATTGCGCTTGTTCTTGTATTTTTCAGGATCTAATGGAGTTGATCCAAAGTGTACGGCCCTTACTCTATCCTCATAACCAAGCTCGTGCAGCCTATCAACGATATCCGCCCCAGACCCAAAGTCTATGAACATCATATCCGGCTTCTTTTCTGCTATCTCATCATCGGCGTCCAGGATTGCCTTGCATATAGCGACATTCTTACCCAGCTTGTCACACTCCGCTCCTTTGTACGACTCCATCCCCCACATTTTCCGACCTTGACGCCTAATGATAGCGAATCTGTCGCCTCCCCTTGATGGGTCAACACCGACAATTAAGGGGCCGTTTCCGTTAAAGTTGTTTGATCTAGCCCTCATACAGTGATCAGCATTAATGAGAGTGTCCAGCCCGTTAGTAACTTGAAACGCCTCTGCCGCATTCATCGGATATTCTTGCTTAAATGCTTTCTCACCATCCACACCGTCAGCGCTGAGCTCAGATATTTTTCTGCGCCTCCAGAACAACTGATCATTATCTAGACCATATGTATTGGCAAGCTCAATCTCATAATCAGACAGCGTGAAATCGACAGGCGTTTTCTTTCTATACTCAGACTGCCAGAACCAAGGCACAAAGATAGCTATAAACTCACTCTCTCCCTTTTCTGCCATCTTCCACTGCTGGTGAAAATAGTTGTTAAGACCATTACCAGTTGATTCAAGTATAACCTCTGTATCTGGAGCATCAGGCACAGCCTGAAGTACGCCCTTTGTTAGCTCTCCCGCGTTCTGCCAAAAAGCAACCTCCGATCCGTGAAAGTATTGGATTGTCTGGCCGCGACCAATGGATTTATTGCCCGCCGTGCCAATCTTGTAGCCAGAATCAAGCTGATCAAATTTGAGTTCCTTAGCGTTTGACTTCTCAATGGACGGCTTAACAAACTCAGGAAGGAGATCATAATAGCGTTTAGTCATTTCAAATAGCGCGTTAGTAGACTCTCCATCATGGGTAAGAATGAAGGCGCGAACACCTTTGTTGTGCGTGGTCTTGTGAATAAAACGGCCTTCAACATAGGTTGACGCCCCCTGCTGACGACCTTTCAGGATAATAGCCCTGATTCGCCCTGTGAGGCTTAGTTGCTCTTGCAGCTTATTGTGAATGTATTGCTGGGCCTCGTTTATCGAGAATGGGACTATACCCGACTCTTTAGTTCTAATATTTAGGCAATTCCTAGCATAGAACGGGAAGTCGTCTTTTAGCTTTTGACGCTTTGCCAACTGCTCTGAATTCATTCCAGCCCATCCAGCCAGCTTTCATGAGTAACGGTGGCAACCACCTCCTGCTTCTCCTTGAATGCCTGCACGTCAATATGCTTACCAAGCAGCTCAAGGTTTTTTACCTTGTCTGGCCATTTGACCTTCTTGAGCATACCTACCATTTCCCTTTGGTCGCCATTTCCTTCCCACATTTCAGCAAGATCAATTCCTGACAAATACTGCCTCCAAACCTTTGGCCATTCTCCAATAGGTTTGAATGCGTGATCTGAATTGAGAATATCAGCAAAGTCCATTTGATCTATTTCTATCAAGCGCTTAAGCACATACTCAGCGTCAACTTGAGTTTTATTCATACGCTCTGCTTTTAAACATGAAATTCTTTCAGCTATATAAGGTTTTGACAAGTTCTCACTAGCTATCACATTTGCCGTATCTTCACTGTATCCGGCACGTATCGCGGCCTGAGTTGCGTTCAGGTCTATTAGGTACTCTCGGCAGAATGCCTCTTGTTTGTCGGTAAGCTTTTTCATATTGGATTCTTTACTTTAACCTTTAAAAACCCCTTTCGGGGCTAATCTATTCTAATATCTATCTTCTTGCAGCGCTTACACTTGTAAGCATACGGACTAACCCGTCCGTCTTGCGCCATTCTTCGCCATTTATGTCCTAACAATAGGCATTTAATTTTATTCACCCGCTTCTAATGCCCTTATCTTAATCGCATGAAGCTCTTTCTCTCGCTGGTTCTTCTGTATCGCTATCAGTACGTGAGCAAGTCCGAATATAAACATTCCCACTAAGTACCAGTTTTCAGTCAGGAATGTTCCTGTCACGGTCATTAGATAGACTACGATATTTGTGCTGTTGCTCCCTGTGTCGATAGTACTCATTAATGACGCCCGTGCCGCTTGTGATGGTCGCCCAGGTGAAGAAGGCTGACAAAGCTATCCCTAAAATCATCAACCAGTCCATTCAAACTACCTCGGCAATCTTTCATCATTAATACCGCTAGTAACTGCGCATACCCTATGATTCCTGTCAAATTACCTGTCCAAGCTGACAGATATCCCGTATTTGCACTATATATCAAATGACCAAAGTTTACAGCCGATTCAACACTCAACAGCAAGGTAATAATAAGCGCAACACTGGACTTTGTTTTAAAGAAATGAGCGGCGCAGGCCGCAGCAGCAAGTGAGTTTGCAAAGATAATCCACATGAATAGCTGCCAATAAACAGGATTACTCATTGATACCATAAACCCGAAACAGGCTACCACCATCAACCATAAAGACGTTTCAGTACGTTTATAAAGCGCAGCGGCTATCATTAATAGCGGAAGAATACCAAATAGTGGAAGGTAGTGATCCATTGCTAAGCCCTCTTAGACTTCTTTTGGCTTCCAAAACCAGCACCAGCTCCAGCAAGCTTGCCGCCCTTTTTCTTGCCATTTCCGCCAGTCATAGCGGTTTTCTTTGGCTTTGATTTGTTTTTAGCTGCGCGTTGACCGCGTGTTGGTTTACCTGGCATTATTTTTCACCTTTAAAGTTTCTTAATACAGAGGATAGACCAGCTTCGATTGCGTCTTTGTGCTCTTTGAATGTCTCATACAGTACATCGTCGAATTTTGTGTCAGTACTGCGAACCTTTGCTAGCATCCATTTGTCAGCAGAATTGAGCGCCCACCGGATAAGCTTCGCAAGCATGGTGAAGCCAATATCAATCAAAATAGGCTTAAGAATCAGCCAAATAATCTTTTCCATTGTATGGATTCCTTGGTTATGTTTAGGCCAGATTATCAGCTATTGAAGGGATGAGCAAGAAAGGTGGCGACCAAGGCAAGGAGAAGGGAAACCAAGGCCGCCGAAGGAGTTTAACTATAACAGCTATTCCATGTGATTGTCAGCATGTGGATTATATTGTCGAATAATAAGCTGCCAATCTTCATCACCTACAAAGCCTAGTAATGCGTCTAGCCCATCATCTGAGCCATTCAGGTTAAACATGTTATCCCTATCAGTACCAACCAGAATACACCCGTCAGAGTGAAATGGCGTAATTCCACCATGAAGCTCAATAAACGTGCGCCCTGTTACATCCTGAACAGCAAACCACTGATGTCTACCTGTGGTATCACGCTTAACAATGTATCGCCCCTCTGGGATGCAGCTTATATCTCGCTCGTTATCATTCCATGGGCGCTCCAGTGTCTTCAGTAGCCAGTGGCCAGCTTTGATGGTTCCAATGGTGCGATCAGGTAGATATGAACGTATTAATTCAAGTGTTTTCATTGATTCGCTTCTCCATTGCATATAAATGCTCTAGGTCATTTTTAAAGTTATGTATTTGCGCCTTCAGTTTTTGGCGCTCAGCTTCGTTTTCTTCCTGCAATAGCCGACACTCTAAGTCAGCTATCACTTCATTAAAAACCCGCTTTTCATTTTCAAAGCAGACTACCACTATTCGCCATCCTTTATAAAAACACCGTCTTTCGTGCTGCCAGTGCGATCTTTGATCTCATCCCATGCCGCACCCAGACACTCTGCAAGCGTCATGTTGTGCTGCTGAGCAAGTATAATCAATGTTACAACAGCGTCGCCAATGCCATCTTTGATATTAGGTTCATCACCACGGGCCATGGCTGCTGCAATTTCGCCAACTTCTTCAATCACTTTTAGAAACTGAGCGCGAGGGTCTGCTTCATCAAGCCCTTTTGCCTTTGACCATGCTTCTACGTTACTTACTAATTCTTCTATGTTCATATCCTACTCCTTGTTATGCGCCCAGGTTAGTGGGCGCTTTGTGATTTAATCTTCGCTAGGGAAAAAGTCGCTAATATCAGCATCCTTAACAAAGTTTGACAGCTTTCCAGTATCGTCAATCTTGAGAGCGATATAGTCGCCATATTCATTTGGAACTATGCATGGAACATAATCTTGATGAATTGATGCGATTTCCTCATCATTCTCATCAAGCAATGTGTAAGTACCCTCGTCACAAATCTTCTCAAAGATATCGACAGGCCTACCTTCTGGCCAGCCAATAACAACTCCAGTATCAGGGTCAAACTCAATCTTGAACCGCTCACCATCAAAAAAAGGAAGCTTTTCATTTCCATGGTAAAAAGAGCTTTCTTCTTCATCCGTGTATCTTGGGCAAAAATCAACTACAACCTTTTTGATATCAACTTCTTTCTTTACTACTACATTAGCTTTCATACTCACTTACTCTTAGTTATGCACCTTAGCGCTGGTTAAATTTTAAACACAGGTGTCACTAGAACGGACAGCTAGAAATGATTGATAAATCATGGCTAATTTGATCCGAAGACAGCCTGTAATCAGTACTGTGTATATTCGACTTCTTTATATTGCAAGATGCACACAGCGGCTGAAGGTTATCAAAACAGTATGAAAGCTCTGGGTAAATTGATTTTGGTTTTATATGATCAACCTGTATGTCATCAACAGATCCGCAGCACAGGCAAACCTTCCCGTACTTGTCAAAAACCCTATCCCTAAGCTTCATCCACTTTAAATCCTTAATTGAAAAAGGCTTTACCTTTTTTCTTGAATGTGACCTTACTCGCCTATTATTCTTTATCTTTTTTATGGATTTTGCTTCATCCTGAAGATCCTTATACACCTTTGATATTACCGAATAGGAGTCTCCAACAATTAAATACTTGTTTGAAAGAAAGTTGGCTAATTCACCAATCTCACTACACCCATCAATAGATAAGTAGTGCCTTATTACTTCGGATTTTCTAGATATTGAAGCCATGAGAATTCCTCGTTAAAGAATTATCGTTACTATAAGTGCGCTCGTCTGGGTAACGAATCCAGATATTCCCCCGCTAAAGGTAGAGCGCAATAAAATTATAGACATAGGGGCTACCAATGCAACCCCTATTAACACCAACTATCAGAAAGGGATTGGATCGTCACCTTGCGGGAATCCGTTTTTCGGCGCAGCCTGGTGCACTCCCATTGGCTGATTCTGAGGCGGTGCTGGCGGATTATTAGGGTTAAACCCCTGTTGTGCTGGCGCTTGCTGAGGCTGGAAGCCACCTTGCTGAGCTGGTTGCTGTGTTTCAGCACCAGACTTAATCAATGTCAATTCACTGACATTAACCTTTAGCATCGAATGCTTTTGACCGTCCTTTTCCCACTCATCAAGTGTTAGCTCACCACTGATTGCAACATGAGCACCAGTTCCAAGATACTGTGGCAATTGACCTTCAGCGCGCTTGCCAAACATGCCACACTTAACCCATGTTGTTTTTTGCTTATCCCCGAATCCTGACTTAACAGCAACTGAGAATGTGCATACAGCCGATCCGCTAGGTAAGTATTTTACCTCGGCGGCCTTTCCTATATTCCCTGTAAATGTAAAAACATTCATTTTACTTACTCTCTTCTGGTTGGTTGCGATCAATGCCGAATTCTTCCAGCAACATCTGATCAAGTTTAGTTACAAAGTTTTCTACTTTAGCTCTTAGTTTTTCAATGTAGTCGTCGTCACGGTGTACGCGAACAACAAAGAATCTGCCTTTACCTTTGATTCGTGGATCGTAGCTGATGAAGTCGCACCACTTACGACCATTAATCATCATATTGCCCTGAACCTGCGGAATGTGCTCTTTTGGCATCTCACCAGAGACAACTGTCTTGATGTGATTAACAGTATTGTAAGGGCACTTGATTTCAATCATGCCATCCTCGCCCACAAGACCATCTGGGCTTGCGCCGTACTTTCCAGAGTCATGCAGGATAATTCCGACATGACTCACATCGTCGCATGATAGCTCGTACAAATCACAAGCGCCTGATTCGTGCTCAGCGCCCCAGTCCAGCGCCTTGCCTGATAGCTGCGCCTGCTCACCTGTTAGGCATTCAGCCGCTAATTCGCAAAGATAGCTATATGCGGTATCAGACAACGCCCCAGATTCTTTATCCGCCTTGCTACGTGGCTCAGTCATAATGTCTTTAAATCGGCTAGCAGAGGCAAGCCCTAGTCGAGCCTCTAGCCACTCATCAGAACCTTGTTCTACATCAAGAATAATCATTTGACTTTATCCAGCAAGGAGGCAATGTGGGCACGATAACTGGGGTCTTCAATGTCATCAATCTTTTGAACCCCTGACTTAATAGCTCTAACCCATGTTTTATCGTTAGCACTAATTCCGCTAGATGCCTCAACTCTACCATCAGAGTCTTCATCAGCAGTAACGATTCCAAGCGCACCTGTGAGAGTGTAGCGACGCAAGTAAGTAACGGTTGACCCCACTGATTGAACCGTATTCTTGCTTCCGCTTGTGTCAGGTTGAGCTGTCATTTCTAAGCTTTCAGAGTGACCAGATACATGACTGGTAACACATCTAACGGTTATATTCCCAGAATCCTGAGCCTGTTCAAATCTATAAGACAACCCACAGCTACTAAGCAAATCTTTAATCTGAGCAACAATATCAGACAAAGGCGCGTACTTGTAATTGTGCCCCTTCTTCATGCTAACGATAGCCGGGCACTCGGATTGAAACCGAGATAGCGCAACCAGGTAATCAGACTTAGCCTGTTTTGCGTCATATCGTTCTTGAAGATCCATTAGCTTCTCCAGCTTATCGATATCTGCATCCTGCTGAATAGCTAACTCAAGCATCTTTGCTGGCATTGCTGACTGCTGAGCAGGAGTATTAATCTCCTGATTTACCACTACTTCATTACTCATAGCTATTCTCCTCTGCTGCTTGTTCACGGTCTGCGAAAAACTCTTTTACTTTGTTGTAACACCACTCACTAATCATACTGTGTAGTTCGTCGCTGTGGTTTCTGGTGCTCTGCTCATTGATGACTGCACATAGCATAGAGCTTAACTCATCGCCCATGTCGTACTCTGCGTCAGCAACCATATCAATCACCACGCCTGCAATATCGTAAGGCCCGACAGACTGGCCATTAGACAACTGTTCAACCAGTTCGCGTGATAGCTCATCTTTCCCCATGCCTGCTCGGCGATGCTCTTCTATGCCCTTAAACAACTCACTCATTTTTTTATTTCTCCTTGGTGTTGATTTACGAATAAGTATAACCTAATATATTAACAAGTCAACGAAAGAGATTAACTTAAATGAAGAAAAAACCACACAAGCCTTCGGTTCCACTGCCTAATAAAATCAAGATTGGGCATGGGTTAGCCAAGATAAAGGCAGAGAAAAATATAACATTTGAAAACCTTGCAAAGAACATGGGCTACAACTCAAAAGAGGCTGTGGCCAATATTACGCAGCGTGATAACACCAATACAAAGCTGATTGATAAATTGTCTGAAGCCTTAGGTGTTACCCAATTAGAATTCATAGAAGCTTGTTTAGTAGATAAGGAGAAAGACCAATGAACACAATAAACGCTAGTGAGATTAAAGGGGATTCTGAGCGAGAAAACCCATCACCTGTATTTTTTGCAGTGATCTTTTCTTGTATTGCCATTGTGGTTTTCATTATCTATGTTGCTTTCGACCTGGGCAAAGAATCGGTTTTAAGCTCTAAAGACTGGCACTGCGTAGAGTCCCCGTCAGTAGAGACTATGGCCGAGGCTAAGCAACGCATCTCGAATGACTGGAAGCGGTTTGAAAACGGCGTTCCTGTTGATTTGGAGGCTAAGTAATGGCTAAGGAATACAGCAAGAACAAAATCAAAAGCACATACAGGGACGGAAGGATAAGCAGGCTAAACGGTAATGATACTGAATCATGCCCATACCCTATTTCATTAATGCAGCTTCGGTCATGGTGGCTAGCTGGCTGGCATGATGTTGACATGGAGTGTGGGCGATGAAGGGTGCAAAGAATAGACTTAAAAAGCAGATGATCGGTGCCTACGTTAAATTTGATGGTGATGAATCAAATGAACAGGTAGGCCGACTTCGCAACGGTGTTAACTTCCTGCGACAACACCTTGATGCTTTTCAATTCTGGTCATGGACTTGGCAGCTTGATATAGCGTTTGTGTTTGAGAATGGAAAGCTACCAGAGCGCCATTCTGAGGTATCCATAGCAACCGACACACCGTTAAGGCTTGGCCACCTGACAGACCTAGTTCTTGATATCCAAACAAAAGAGGCTATAAAGCAGCCGGACGGGTACAAGTACAAAACCAAAATATGGACAGCCAAGATACTACGACCATCTAACTAATCCCCATAGCCCGCTTCGGTGGGCTTTTTTATTTCCTAAAAATACTTGCGTCATGCGTATTGCTTGTATAATATGAGTTTATCTTAACAAGGAGATAGCAATGACTACATACACAACAACTGAGTTCCTTCGTAACTCTTCGCCAGTTTTTAACGATGTTCAAGCGCTTGGATGGGTTAAGCTTGTAAGCCGAAATCGCCCGGACATGGTCTTGTTAACACAGCAAGAGCTTGACTCAATCATCAGCCAAGCAAAACAAGAACACATCAAAGCCAAAGATAAGGAGTGAGTTATGAGTAAAGAAATTGAGAGGTTTAATCTTGAGGTGGACTGGACAGGTCAAGCCAACATGGTTAATGACAAAGAAGGGAAGTATGTCATATACAGCAGCATCGAATCCCATCTGTCCCAGCTATCCCAGTATAAGGCGCATGTTGAGAGGCTTAAATTAGCATTTGAACAGTACCAGCAGACTGGTTTTTGCGAGATATTTGAAGAAGCTATGTCCCAAACCCCCGCCACATCACTGGCACAGGTGGAGGCTGAGGCAGGAGAACGTGCAAGTAATGGCTAAAGAATACGCCCATCTAACTAATCTACATAGCCCGCTTTAGTGGGCTTTTTTATTTCCTAAAAATACTTGCACGTATCTACAATTCGTATAGTATGTAATTACAAATAACGAAATAGGAGATACAACCTTGAAACCATTAAAAATAAGATTCCCAGAATCAATAGCATCATCAATCCAAGCAGGAGCTGAAACCTTTGAAAATGTATCAGCATCCGAGGTTGCAAGGGCGGCAATGCAGCTCGGTCTTGAGCAGCTTTTTGAAATGAACCGAACTCAGCGATCTACTGCAACTGGTGCAATCATTAAAAACATTAATTCTACCATCAAAGCCAAAGATAAGGAGTGAGTTATG